AAGGTGTTGCTGCTAAAGGTGAAGCAGTATAAGGATCTGGTGAGTGTTTACCTTCTCTGAATCCTCCAGCACCGCCACCACCACCGATGTTACACGCTGATCCACCACCACCTGCAACAACAATGTAAGATATTTTATTGTTTGCAGGAGTTGGAGCTGAACATACTACGAAAGTTCCATCTCCAGTAAACGTGTGTATTTTATAATCTCCTGATGTAGATACTGTACCACCTGATGCGTTTATAAAAGGTGGGTTTCCTGTTACATCTAATGTAGCGTCATTAACCTGTTTCCAGCCTCTAGTGCCATCAACGTAAACTAATGTAATAGATGCACCTTTTGTTTGTATAAGACCACAGTTACATGAACCATTAATTTTGGAACCAGCTCTACCAATCGTTAAGTTATTGCAAGCAAACGTGGATGAATAATCTGAAAAAGCAACAATTTGACCAGCAGTTGGACTACTAGGTAAAGTTGCAGTCACTGCACCGCCAGCTGTGTTAACAAAAAATCCACTACCGTTTGTTGCAGTGAAAGGGCTAGTCTTTGCAGTTGTGCACCAATTTACAGTTCCGGTTCTACCAAAACCTGTCTGTGTTGCACCTGATGCAAGATTAACAGCACCACCACATCTACCTAATGTTACTGTTGCACCATCTAAAACAACAGTTTGACCAGAACCTGATCCAACGGTTGTAGTTGATCCACATTTTTTTACGATGACTGAGTCATCTGAAGTTTTGTGTATGTTATCTACTTTAATCTTACTAGTCATTATTGAAATTTGTATTTAATTACTACTTTTCCTGAACCTCCTGCTCCACCTGCGTTGGTATTAGAACCTCCACCTGCGCCTCCACCTGTATTTACAGTTCCAGCTACTCCTGCACTAGCAACTCCACCTGCACCGCCTCCACCTGTGCCACCTGCTCCAGGACCACCTCCAGGTGCATCACCACCTCCGCCACCACCTGAAAAAGATAAAGGGCTTCCTGAAATACTTGTTGTCGCTCCAGCACCTCCAGCACCTGATGATGGATTAGCACCATTTGTTCCGGCTGCTGTTGCTCCACCACCTCCAGCAGACGCTTGATCTGGTGATGGACTTCCGCCTGTTCCTCCATTTTGACCTTGTGGTGGACTGACTGGTGGTGTGTTTCCATTTCCACCTGCTTTTCCAGCAGATGCTCCACCGCCTCCGCCACCACCTGAACCTCCAGGTAAACCTACTTCTACGTGTCTGCCTCCACCTCCACCACCTGCAGATGTTATTGAACTAAAAATTGAATTAACTCCATTTGTTCCATCTTGTGGAGCACTTGCACCTCCAGCACCCCCACCACCTACTGTGATTGGATATGATTGTGAAGAAACTGGAAGACCAGTACAAGCTTTCAATGGACTTCCTGTAAATGGTGCTTGTGGAGTTTCTCCTTCTCTAAAACCTCCACCACCACCGCCTCCTGCGGCATTAGATGTTGCATATCCACCACCGCCTCCACCTGCAACGACCATATAAGAAACATTATTATTAGGAGCAGTTGTTCCTGCTGTAACAATAAAGTTTCCATCACCAGTAAATGTATGAATTTTAAAATCGCCAGATGTTGTAACTGTACCACCAGTTGCATTTATAAAAGCTGGATTACCTGTAACGTTAGAAGTTGAGTCATGAATATCTTGCCAACCTTTTGTTCCGTCAACATAAATAAGTGTTACAGATTGGGACTGTGTGTTTAAAATTGCATCTTCACATACACCATTAATTTTTGATCCATTTCTACCAAGCGTCACTGCTTTACACGCATCATCCCAAGTATTATTATAATCTTTAAAAGCAACAATATCTCCTTGAGAGGGAGAACTTGGAAGAGTTACAGTTATCGCACCACCATTTGTGTTAAGAAAAAAACCATCACCACTAGTAGCAGTGAATGGACTTGTTTTTGCCGTTGTACACCAGTCTACAGTTCCAGTACGACCAAAACCTGTTTGTGATGCACCAGTTGCAAGTGATACAGTTTTACCAGATGATCCAACTGTAAGTGTTGAACCACATTGTACATCTATTGTATTTACTTCTATCTTACTCATTATACTACTACCAAAGTTCCAGTTACGGTTACTGTTGCACTAAAAGTTACAGGACCAGCTAACACAGCATTTTCTATTACCATAGGTCTAGTAAAAGTTGCTGCATGGTGATGTATGCTAGTTTCAGCTACTCTATCACCCACGTAAACTTGTTCATTTATCTCAGCCATTTATTCTCCTTATGTACTAATTGCATCTACACGGCTTAACCAAACATCCACACTTGATGCAGTATTGGCTTGACCTTTCAACACATCTCCACTGTTTAAAACTATTTTAGAACCACCTTGCACAAG